AAAGCGTCACTTAAGGAGGAGCCGCGCATCCGCACGTGGCATGGGGATGGCTTCACGACTAAGCCTCCTCGTGTCTTCTGCGCGACCACAATCACCGACGTTCTCGTGGGTCGGTGCTTCCTCCTCCCCCTGGTGAACTTGCTGACCAAGCATCGCGCTGTCAGTGAGTGCGCTGTTGGGATCAATTGTGCCTCCTCTGAGTGGGGAGACATTCGGTCTCGATTCAGCGATTGCCTCGATCATGTGTTTGGGACAGACATCTCGGGTTTCGATACTCGGATGCCCCTTCATGTGAAGAGCGCGGCAGTCACTATCCTCATCAGGATGGCGCGTAAGTGTGGTTATTCCACCGAGGAACTCACAATCCTCCGCGCCTACCTCAGTGACTGCCTTCACCCTCTTGTTCTGATTCAGAACGATGTCCTCCGCATGCCCAACCTCAACGTGAGTGGGCGTGTCGCCACTGCCGAGTTTAACTCAATCTGTCTTTCTTTGATTTACAGGATGTGTTTCTACATGAGGCAGATCGAGGTTTCTGGAGTCGCACGTCCCCTCTCTTTCGAGAGGGAGATTACGCTCGTCAGCTATGGAGACGACGCGAAGTGCGGTTCCAGGGACCCTTCCTTTGGCCAGGAGGCCTTCATCAAGAATTGTCGTCTCTTCGGCATTCTTGCAACCCCTGCTGACAAGGAAGGGGAGCATGTCAACTTTTCCCACTTCGACAGTGTCGAGTTCCTTCACAGGACTTGGCGTTTTGACGAGGAGTGGGGAGTGTACTGTGCACCCCTAGCCTTTGACAGCATTGCGCGCTCGCTGACGCTCAACACACCGTCAGCCCTTGGCGCTAACATCCAAGCCTCTTTGACCGCTATGTCGGTCAACAACGAGCTTGCTCAGCATGGTCGTGCAGTTTTTGACCGCATGATGCCCCAGCTTGAGCGTCTCCTTGATGAGAGCGGGGTGCAGCGCCCCATCTTCCGTGGCTACGATGACATTATGTTGTCGTGCTATGGACCCAAAGGGGGGGAAACGGACGAGCCCCCCCAGCATTAGGTGTTGTTAACACTTGTTAGACCTTAGACAATCTTTGCTGAACTACTGCAAGAAGCTTTGGTTGTGTGTACTACGGAATTCCGTCAACTCTCTGCTAGGACCCCTTTAAGACCTTAGCCAACCAGGAATTTGAGCCTGGGAGATGAGCAGAGAGACCCGTTTCGCCGTAATCTCACACCATCGTTTCATGTCTGTGTTTGTTTATCTTGCCTTAGCGACGCTTTGAGCGTCTCTGGAATAGCATTTACTCACTTCACCCGTTGTACAGTCCACACTCTTACACCAACCATGACTGACACGAATACCAACTCTGCCAGTAACAACACAGAAACAACAACCCAATCCACCGAGCCCGACGAGCAGGTGACCATCAATACCCACGAGAACGTAACGTTCTTCGAGGCTGCCGGAGAGGTCATTACCACCTGGGACTCAACACCAGATCAGACCACTGCTGTGGCCGAC